ACTGTCCTTGATGCATTATGTTTTGGATTATTTGGTAAACCATTTCGTTCTATTAGTAAAAATCAATTGGTAAACTCTATCAACAATTCAGCTGCAATTGTGGAAGTTGAGTTTTCTATTGGTTCAATAAAATATAAAGTTATTCGTGGTATTAAACCAAATAAATTTGAGATTTACAAGAATGGTAAAATGATTAACCAAGAAGCAAATGCTCGTGATTACCAGAAGATTTTAGAACAACAGATTCTAAAACTAAACTATGGTTCTTTCACACAGGTAGTTATTCTCGGTAGTTCAACATTTATACCATTTATGCAATTAAAGGCTAGACATCGTAGAGAAGTTGTTGAGGAAATACTTGACATACAAATCTTCTCCACAATGAATATGATTCTAAAACAAAAACTAAAAACTGTGTTTGATGATATTCGTGATATTGAATATCAATTTAACTTAGAAACAGAAAAGGTCAGTTTACAAGAAAATCTTATATCTGATTTACAAGACAATAAAGATAAGATTATCAAACAAAAACAAGATTTGATTAACAACAATGAAAAAGAAATATTTAAGAGAAATAAAGAAAAAACTGATTTGCAACTTTTAGATGAAAAATTATTAAAAACAATATCAGATAAGGCTTCTGCTGAAACTAAACTTTCTAAACTAAAAGAAATAAAAGCTACACTAAATGAAAAACACAAATCACATTCGGAAATGATTGAGTTCTTTGAAACTAATGAAGACTGCCCTACCTGTCAACAACATATTGATGAAGTTTTTAAAGAAGGTATTGTCACATCTAAAAGGTCTGATATTGAAGAACTACAATTTGGTATGGGTAAATTAAAAGAAGAATTAACCAAAGCTTCTAATAGAACAAATGAGATTAAAAACATTACTAGTGATATTAGAAGTAACTCTGTTAAACTTGCAACAATACAACAATCTATTGTAGAACTAGAAAAGTTTAATGCTAAACTTCAAACAGAGATTGAACACTTTGTCAAAGATGGTGTTGGTCAATCAGACCTCGATAAACTTGAAGAATTAAATAAAAATGTAAAAGTGATTGGTAATCGCAGGACTGAACTAAAAGAAGATAAAACTTATTTTGAAGCATCAAAAAGTATGTTGATGGATACTGGCATTAAGACTAAAATCATTAAACAATATCTGCCAGTTATGAATAAGTTGATTAACAAGTATCTAACATCAATGGAATTTTATGTTAACTTTACACTAGATGAAAACTTTGAAGAAACAATAAAGTCAAGACATCGTGATGAGTTTTCTTATGCATCATTTAGTGAAGGTGAGAAAATGAGAATTGACCTTGCGCTACTCTTTACTTGGAGAGCTATTGCAAAGATGAAAAATTCAACGAATACAAATCTACTTATCTTAGATGAGATATTCGATAGTTCACTTGATGGAACAGGAACAGATGAGTTTCTAAAAATATTGGGAACTCTGAATGATGAAAATGTATTTGTAATATCACACAAACAAGATGCACTTGCTGATAAATTTAGAAGCACAATTAAATTTATTAAAGAGAAAAATTTTAGCCATATAAAGGAATAAATAATGTTACTGATTAACGGAGATTGCATTAAAGAAATGCAGAAACTAATTGATGATGGTGTACAAGTGGATTCAGTTGTTACCGACCCACCATACGAACTTGGATTCATGGGTAAGAGTTGGGATTCAACAGGTATTGCGTTCAATCCAAAAACTTGGGAACTTGCATTGAAACTTCTGAAGCCAGGCGGCTATCTACTTGGATTTTCTGCTTCTCGTAATTACCACAGAATGGCTGTTGCAATCGAAGATGCTGGATTTGAAATTCGTGACCAGATGATGTGGTTATATGGTTCTGGATTTCCAAAGAGTTTGAATATTGGTAAGGCGATAGATAAAAAGAATGGTGTTCAAGGAGATGTGATTGGTACACGCAAAGTTACATCATCTGACATTGGACAGAAAAGTGGTTGGAATCATCTTAACACAGACAGAGGTGATTATGAATATAGAGAAATAATGAATGAATACGAGGGTTGGGGAACTGCACTCAAACCAGCACACGAACCTATCGTAATGGCGAGAAAACCTCTATCAGAAAAGTCTATTGTAGATAACGTATTAAAACATGGCACTGGTGCAATTAACATTGATGGTTGTAGAATAGAGGGTAATGATGCAAAGTATCCAGATACAAATCCAGATTTTAAAGATGTTGGTGCAAAATCAAAAGAAGCAATTGGTATTGACAAATTAAGTTTTGGTCAAACAGAAAATGCAGAAAGAAAAAAGGTAGTTCGTAAATCTAGAAGTGAAGATGGAGTCTGGACAGATGGAAACTCTGGTATGAAAGCAGAGGGAACAGAATATGCAGATGCAGACCCAAGAGGTAGATTTCCAGCAAATGTCATGCATGATGGAAGTGATGTAATTGTAAACGAATTTCCTAACAACAAGAATACTAGACATATGAGTTATAAAAGAAGTGGTGGTGAGTTTATTGATAACATACCAAATCAAGAGGAAAAAAGTTGGTTTGTAACAGAGGAGGGTTCAGCTGCAAGATTCTTTTATTGCCCAAAAACTTCTAAGTCAGAAAGACACAGAGGACTAGAGAACTTTACTGCAAAACCTATAGCGTGGGGTAACCAAGCAAAAGCAGAACTAAAAAGAGGAAATTTAGATTTTGCTGCTGATGGTGATGGAACTAAACATAATAAAGTATCAATGAGATTGAACACCCACCCAACAGTTAAACCTGTTGAGTTGATGAAATACCTATGCCGACTTGTAACACCAAAAGGTGGTATAGTTCTTGACCCATTTATGGGAAGTGGTTCTACAGGAATGGCTGCAAAAGACGAGGGGTTTGATTTTATAGGTATTGAAAAAGACGAAGAATACTTTAAGATTTGCGAATCACGAATAAAAACAACTTCACCACTTATGGATTTCATGTAAAATCGTGATAGTAATCACAAATTTATTTTAAAATAAATCTTAAAAGCCCTTGACTTTGCTTTGTATATCATGTATAATGGTAACATAGAATAAAAAAAGAGAGAAAAGTTATGAGAGACTTATCTACCATTGCAAAACTACTTGCTGAAGAAGATATTTTTGTACAAAACAAAAATCAATCTACAGCATCGTTTTGATGTTAAAAATCGTGTACTTTCACTTCCTATTTGGAAAGAAATGTCTAAACCAATTCAAGAGTTAATGACTATCCACGAAGTAGGTCATGCCCTCGAAACACCACTAGAACAATTAGAACAAGCGGAAAAAGAAAATATAGAATTTTCAGTATTAAATGTTTTAGAAGATGTTCGTATTGAAAAATCTGTTCAAAAGAAATATCCCGGCTCTGTTCGTATTTTCAAAAAAGGTTATCAAGAACTGATTTCCATGAATTTCTTTGGAACTAAAGAACTTAATATTTCTGAACTTAATCTTATTGATAGAATCAATCTGCATTATAAACATCATTCAGATATTCCTTTTTCTGTTGATGAAAATGTTTGGGTACAAAAAGCAAACCAAACTGTAACTCCTGATGATGTTTTAAACCTTGCAAAAGAAATCATTGATTTTGTTGGAAACAACCCAGAAAGTCAGTCTAAATCACCCTCTCAAGACGATACAGAGGGTGCTAAAGACATGGTAGAGGACGACACCAACTCACAAGATGATGAAAATCAAAGTGATGATTTTGATACATCAAACAGTCCTTCAGCAGAAAATGAAACAAAAACTCTTGATAACAATCAGAAAGATTCTAATTCTGATTCAACAAAATCAGATGATACTGATGGTGTTAAATCAGAGGAAAAACAAACAGTTGCTCAAAATCAAGCTAAAGGTAGTGACAATTCTGATACTAAAGAAATAATTTCTGTTACAGATATTGCGTCAAGAGGCTCAGTTAAAAACTTATTGTCTGATGCTACTAATGATATTTCTTATGCTTCTATTCCTAAGTTGATAATGAAAAATGTGATTGTTCCTAACAAAGAAATATTAGAAATTTTCAATGAACATTATACTTGTCAAATGGAAAAACGTGATACAAAGTATTATGATTCTACACGATGTGAACTTGAAAAACTTAAAAAGGAAAGTAAAAAAACTGTTGCATATATGGTCAAAGAATTTGAAATGAAAAAGTCAGCTGATCTTTATTCGCGTTCATCTACTTCAAAAACGGGTTCGCTTGATATGGGTAAGTTACACACTTACAAATATAATGATGATCTGTTTGCAAAGATTACTACTTTGCCTGGCGAAACTAATCATGGTTTAGTTCTATTCCTAGATTGGTCTGGTTCAATGGCAAGTAATCTTATTGGTACTTTAAATCAGTTATTCAATATTATTTGGTTTTGCAATCGCACACAAATTCCTTTTGAAGTTTTTGCTTTCAGTAACAATTCATTACTTCAAAATGATGAACGCCCAAACCAAAAATTTAAATCTGAAGATTTGTCTATCCCAGAGTTAAAATTGCTTCAATTCTTTTCAAATAAAATGTCTTTATCTGACCAGAATACTATGATGCATAATCTTTATATGATGGCTTTTCGTTGGAGTTGGATGACAACTGAAAATGATCGTAGCATACTAAGATATGAGTGTCCAATGAAAATGGAATTAAACAGTACTCCATTAAATGATACAATAATTGCAGCAATGGATTTAGTTCCTGCATTTCAAAAAAAGTCTGGTGTTCAGAAAACCCATATTATTTTTTTGACTGATGGTGCAAGTAATGAGATAAGGAGCAAATTTACTATCAAAACAGATACAACTGGCGAAGATTTTGAAACTGTAGATAGAGATTTTTGTCCGTACTATAGTAGCTACAGAAATGCCGTCAATGCAAATCAAGATGTTTATTTTGATCCTACAACCAACACAAGAGTAAATTCTAAAGATATTACTGGCCGAAGTGTCCAAACTAAATGTCTTCTAAAACTTCTCAAAAAAAGATGCCCAGAGGCCTCTATTGTAAATTTCTTCGTTGCTGGAGAGGGGCGCAATGGTTCAGTAAGAACAAAAATTTTCCAAGATATCATTGGATATGAATGGCAGCACGAAGATTTAATAAAAAAATACAGAAAATCTTTAAGAAAAGATAATTTTGTTTCGATCGAAGGCGGGCAAGGATTCGATACTATTTACATTTTGCCCGGCATGAATGACTTAGATATGGACTCAGAGTTGGAAGTCGAAGTAGGTGCTTCAAAATCAGAACTTAAAAAAGCATTCAAGCAAATGTCTAACAAGAAAATGCTGAACCGCCCATTGCTAAATAATTTCATAAAAATGGTCGCTTAGCCCTTGACTTTATGGTTTAGTTGTGTTATTATAGCTAGGTAAGATTGAGATTGAGATTTTAAATTAATGAGAGAGAATATATATTATGATTACATTTACTCCACAAAAACAAAAGTTTATTGATTCTGCAATAGAAATGTTTGGTTCGGGTTCTACTTTGACGAACCAACAAGTTGTTGATGCTTCTAAAACCGCTGGTGTTCCAAAAGCTGGTTGGTTTAAAAAGAAATATAAAGTTGGTTATAACCAATTTAAGTTACCATTAGAAGCTTCTCCTGCTCCTGCTCCTGTAACTGTTTCAGAAACTTCTGATGAGAATACTACTGTAAGTTTGATTGCAACTAATATGGAAAAACAAAATTTAATTCCTGCTCCCTTTGAAGGTTTTGTGCCTTGGGGTCATTTTAAAACATTAAAACAAATTACTAAATCTGGTTTATTTTATCCTGCCTTTGTTACAGGATTATCTGGTAATGGTAAAACTTTAATGATTGAACAAATTCATTCTGATATGAATAAAGAACTTATTCGTGTCAATATTACAATCGAAACTGATGAAGATGATTTACTTGGTGGTTTCAGACTAGTGAATGGTGAAACAAAGTTTGTGCCAGGCCCTGTAATCGAAGCAATGGAACGCGGTTGTACTTTACTTCTTGACGAATGTGATCTGGGTTCTAACAAATTAATGTGTCTGCAACCTGTCCTTGAAGGTAAAGGTGTTTATCTCAAAAAAGTCAATAAGTGGGTCAAGCCTAAAGATGGTTTTAATGTGATGGCAACTGCTAACACTAAAGGTAAAGGTTCTGAAGATGGACGCTTTATTGGAACTAATATTCTGAATGAAGCATTTCTTGAAAGATTTGCAATCACTATTGAACAACCATACGCTTCTGCTGCAACAGAAAAGAAAATCATTGTCGGTTCTATGAAAAAGAATGGTCAATGTTGATGAAAACTTTGCAGACAATCTAGTAACTTGGGCAGAAGTAATTCGCAAAACTTTCTATGATGGTGGTGTTGATGAACTTATCTCAACTCGCCGTTTAGATCACATTGTGAAAGCTTATGCAATCTTTAAAGACAAGTCTAAAGCAATCGAACTATGCGTTTCCAGATTTGATGAAGATACTAAAGATTCATTCTTAGACCTTTATTCTAAAATTGATGCTGGTATAAATCCTTTAGAAGATGAA